CAACTCCTGCTAATTGGAGCGATACAACCTTACCTTTGGGTGCTCCTGTTGATTATAAACAAGCATACTACAGCGGAGAGATTGCCGTCTGGGATACTGCTGGAACTGCTTTTCAAAAAAGTAGTGCTTATCAAGTATGGACTTCTTTGGGGGACCCTGTTGGAAGCGGGACATTAACAGGTATTTATAACGCTGGTGGTTGGAAAGTAATTTATAGCAGTTATGGACTTATTCTCCAGCACAGCGTCCTACCTCATTCCTGCGAGTTTCAAGGGACATTTATATATGACGGAACTAATTATACGAAATACACAATCACAACGAGGAATGTCTCACAGCAATTTATAGGCGATGTTGACAATAGTTATTGGTCTATTATCGGTGCTGGGGTCGGAACTTTTAGTTAATGCATGTTTAGCGACATTTCTGTATTTTATTTTATATGATTAATGTAAACGTAATCATATAAAATGGCGTGGAATGCATTGGTAGATTCAACAACAGGCAAATTCTTTCCAAGTTTAATTCCTGAAGGCGGAGGCGTTGCACTCACACAAGGACAGCTTATTACAGCAAATGCGCAAAATAAAGAAACAGCACTTCCAGTTGGTGCAAACGGAACAATATTAATGGCGGACAGCAACCAACCGCTCGGTTTAAGATACGCAGTTGTGCCTGGAGCAGTCGCACTCTCGAAAGCAGACCTTATATCCGCAGACGCAGCGGGAACCCCAACAATTGTGACCGCCCCAGCATTTCCCGCCCAAGAAGGTTGGGTTCTAACAGCAACAGCGGGGTCGGTCGACGGAACAGGTCTTGAATGGAAGAATGCAGGGCAGACATCGTTTACAGCAGCAGGTCAAATGCAATACGGAGGTGCGGCTCCCGCTTTCGCAGACACTCCACTAAATCTCGGCACGGCAGGTCAGATACTCAAGGTTAATTTGGGTGCAACCGCACCCGTTTGGGAGGATGTGGGAGGAGGTGGAACTATCTCTGCATTGCTTCCTTTAGTAGAATCCGCACAGGGCAGTGTGAGCCAAATTGCACTCAATTTTGCACTGGGTCCAGCAGGTCAAATTCCTTACGGCAACGGCACAGCATTAACAGGTGCATTAACAAACACACCAACAGCAAATCAGATATTGGGTGTATCGGCTGGCGTTCCTGCATGGATTGATTTGGGAGCAAGTGGGAAAGTCACGGCAACGCCTCCTTTAGTGGAAAGTGCAGGAGTAGGAAACGCCAGCAATATCGCAATTAATTTCACCACAAAAGCACAAATTCCAGTAGGAACAGGGGTAGGAACAGGGATTTTACTTCCACAATCAGCGACAGATGGATATGTCCTTTCGGCAGCAGCGGCTGAAGCATCGGGGGTGAAGTGGGTGCCTGGTGGTTCACCTGTTGCACAAACCAACTTCTTCGAACTTGAATTTCCTGGTTCCCCGCCGTTTGTAAATGTAGGTAATGTTGTAACCCTTCCAGCCCCCAGCACGATTGCAACGTTTACAAAGAATGAGCAAATAACAATCATGAATTATGAGAATCAAGGTGCAACGAGCGGCAATTCATTTACTTTTAACGAAGCAAACTTTGGGACTTTTCGTGGAGGCATGTCAGGTCTGAATAATGGTGCGCCAGGAGAAAACTTCTTTTATTGGGCATCTTTTGAAAGCACAGCGCAGCTTATTATACGCAGGACGCCTTTGCCCCTTACGGCTGATAGTGATACTGGAACCTCTTTGGGACTGGTTGGGCTGAGTTTGAGCGGTATAACTTGCAAAGTAAATGGTTTTTTGAGAACCCCCAATTACATCTATGTTTACGGGTTCTTTGATAATTATGTCGCTGATGGAGTAATTAATCCAACCAGCTTTTCAAATGTAGGAAATGTTATTAAAATTGCTGTAGCAACTGGAGTAGTAAGTCCACTCTGCACAGCGAGTGGAGCGTCAGGGTTAAATAGCCCTATTGCTAATACTCAAATCTTTTGCGCCGTTACATGTCCTACGACAGATAAAGCAAATGGTTCTTATGCAAGTGACCCGAGAAGTGTAGTGTTCGGAGGGTCATTCACAACCGCTATTAACAGCACTCTCGCTTGTCAATATATAGCATTTTATGATGAGGGAAGCGATGCTTTTACGAATCTATCAAATAGCGGAGGAGCCATAACCCAGCCATCACAATATGAATCAGCGGAAGGTGAAGGTCAATACTCAGTGACTACTTTGTTATTTAACCCAGATACTAATGGTTTGGTTGTAATATGCAATTTCACTAATGGTGTGTGGAATACGCAACCAATCGTAAATGTTCCGATGAGAAATGGTGTTGTTTATTATAGTCATATTCCAGGAAACGCAGATGCAGAAGGGTTGGGCACCAATGGACAAATCACTAACGGCAAAAATATAGAGTATGCTTCTGGTTTGGTGCGAAAGACAAGCGATAATTCTATGTGGTTGTGTATAGGGTATACGGACAATGCCCCCACTCAAAATTGTTGGTGGTATAATTTAGCAGGAGCTGGGTCGGGCGATGCATTAGTAAGCCCAACAGCCAATCCTACTCCGCCCTTGCAGATTTCAAGTGGAGGGTGCGACCTTCCTGAAAACTTATTATACGCATACGGAACATTAAGAGACCCACAAGGTCAATCAGCTGTAACTTGGTTTAACCCCCCCCTTGTTGCTGCAACGTATACAGGCGGCGGAACTTATGTTTGGGAGGATAATCAAGGAACAGCGAATACTTATATCTCTATTTATGTTGCTACAACGCTTTCTCTTCAGTATACTGGTTTGAACAATGGTGCGAAATCATGGGCTGGTAATCCTTCATTTTATAGCGCCATGATTTATAACCAATCTCTTTTGCCTGCTCTCGCAGTAATCAGCGTTGGACCCTATGGGGAAGGTGGAAGGCGAGGATTTCAAAACGAAATAACTGACCAGTTTTTAGGAGTTTTAGCATTTGCTGGAAACGGCTTGCAATATGTTGCATCCCCAACCGCAACGGCAGCTTCCATTACAAAACAAATTATATTTAAGACACAATACTCTTCTGTCCAATTGGTAGTGGACACTACGGCGGATATATACAGAGTGGTCAATTACTATGGAAACGTAGAATTCACTTAAAACATTTAGCGATGTTTTATAAAATTTTTTTGTTATATTACTTTATAACAACAAAACAATGTCTGCATCCCAAGTTTATTCTTCCGTTTCAAGCACTGGAGCATCCTCCTCGAATTGCACATGCATAAAAGGCGCCTTTGAGTCGGTCGTCCTTTATTCCGCACAAAGTGTTGCAATTGCCGCTGGTGGTGCATCCGCCGCCGTCGTTGTTCCTGGTGCACTTGCTTCTGATTTAGTCGTTTGCACAAGAACTTCAGGCGCCACACTCACTACAGGTATTGGTGCTGTCATTCTTTCAAATCCCAACACTGCAGGTGCATCTTATGTAATCAATTCTGTTACAGCTGAAGCTGGAACTGCTACTCTCTTGACTTATCGTCTGGTCTAAGTGGAGCAGCGGAGCTGGAGCTCATCATAAAAAACTCCCAGAGGGCAGGATTCTGTGCACACTCTGTGATTCTGCGCACACTTTTTCATTACATTAAGGAATAATGTAATTAAATTAAATTATAATATAATAAGTATATAGAGCGATTATCAGTAATACACTTATAAGCATTAAAAGATGAATGATGTTTTTAGCATGGACAATTTGGAGAATCTTCAGGGGAAGATAAAAGGTGTGAAAATTGACGAGTGTGGTATTTGGAATGTAGAGAGAGAAACTAACCATCCCTTTCAGAAAATCACGGAATGCAATATGAAGAACATCCAGCAAGCAATCAAGGAGATTCCACAGCTGTTCGAGGTCAAGGCACGCAAAGGAATCGTTTCGTATACGGGCAAGCACGATTTGGAAAGATGGAGGGATGAGAATGCAAAGGGCGCAGATTACAACTATATTAGCAATGGTGCTTTTATCATTGCTATGATGCATTGTGGTCACATGCCTAAACTAATCAAGACGATGAGGAAGAACCATTACAATCTGAATGTGTGGTTTGCAGGGATTCAACTTCGGGCGCAATAAGGTCACCCATGACGCTCCTATGTTTTTTTGATATGAAGTGGTATTGCAACTGCTTACATCCAATAACCGCACCACAAGAACAATGGTAGACCATCTTCTTGATTGAGCGTTTATAGGGGACAGATGCAATCGCTTGTTCCTTCATATCAAGTAAGGTTTTTTTATGTAAATCAAAATAAGATTGTGTATCTGGTTTCATAAGCATTATATAGATGGTGGTTATATTATTTATTATTATTTAAATGAATTGGAGAACGGAGCAAACATGTAGGAAAACTATAAGTATAATAAAACCATCGCACACCATATGTGCGGAGGAAACGTAGTTGTGCACAAAACCCTGACCGCTGGGAGTTTATTGGAGGCATCTCCAGCTCCACTGCTCCGTGTATCAGCAATACACTACACTATTCCATGATAGAACTACACTATTACACCTTTTAGGGCGGATTATGACGTAAAAGTGTAGATTTGAGCGTATAAATCTAAATTCTCTACACTATGACTGGAAAATTTTATAAAATTTTCCAGTATTATTGTGATTTCTCTACATTATTCCAATACTTATCTACATTTTTACACCTTTTGGGGCTATTGTAATAGTTTAAACCCCATTGGGAATAATGTATAGATTGTTTTGCTGATACACCCCGTAAGAATGTAAACAATTAATAAGATTAAGGCATAATATTATTTTGTGATAGTTATGTATAGCAAAGATAATGTCTGCAACCCCTTGTCACCTTTATTACGACCTTGAAGTCGCCAATCAGAGCTTATCTGACACAAGCGCTCCTCCAAGCGAGTTGTCGTTTACAGAAGTGAGAGCATCCGCCGTCTTAAGCAATCCTAATGAGTATTTCATGTCCATCGTTCGATTTAGCGTAGACACTGCAGGGTCTCTTCCTGTCTTTCTCCCCCAGATAGATTTAGCACAAAATCCCGCTGGAGCTGATTTCCCAAATGTAACCATTTATAGCTTGAGCTTTAATTACACGGACCCTTTGGTTCCCGCACTTGTTGCACCTGGTATTACTATAACTCAGAACATCATTTACAAACCGCATAGCACTCAAGTAGCAATCAACTCTCTTCCTCAATTTAAGCCGCCCGTTGCCCCGCTTACGATTGACAAGTCCACTACTGAATACTTTTGGGTGCAATCATTCTATTGGTGGATTAACATGATTAACTCTACTATGGCTACTGCTTGGGCTGATTTAATAACAGCAGTGAATGCAGCCGCTCCTGGAACATTTCCCCTTCCACCTGGACCCCCCACCCCTTCAACCTTTTTGAACCCTCCTTATATGACTTGGGACTCTGAATTAAATAAGGCGACAATCTGGATGCCTGAAGCATTATTCAATCAGGGATACGATTGGGACCCAGCCACTACCGCCAATCCTGCGAAGTGCACCCTTTCATTCAACGCCCCCCTGCACATTTTATTTAGCAGCTTTGAATACGTTTTCAACTCCTATCAGCCACCCCAAGCATTCATTCTTCGTTGCTATGATAGACGCAATGTAGGATATAGCGCCGCAAGCAATCTTCAGGCAAACGCACCCCTTTATAAGCCGCCCAACGCAGCGCTCCTTACTCCTTATTGGTTTGGCGGTGGTTTAGCAATGGAGCAATTATATAGCACGGGTCCAACCATGTGTCCAGTTACATCCATTCTATTTACGACTTCATTGCTTCCCGTGTTGCCTTCGTTGATTGGCTTGCCCCGTATCTTTATCGGAGCTTCTACGGCATCTCAAGTTCAAGGCAACAACAACATCCAGAATCAAATCACAGATTTAGAAGTTCCGCTGACTCGGGGGGATGAGTATTTACCGAACGTCCTTTATAGTCCAGTTGCCGAATATAGATTGTTGGATTTGCAATCGAACTCTCCACTTCAGGCAATTCAAATCTCTGTGTTCTGGAAAGACATTTTCGGACAGACCCACCCATTCTATCTCCAAAATGGTTGCGGTGCAACCTTAAAGGTCATGTTTAGGAAAAAAGCATACAATAACATCATTCCGTTTTCTTAAGAAACGTCCACTACGACCAATATGTTTATTAGTTTAGCAAACATATTGAACGATTTAAATTGCGAAGTTTTCTGAAATTTTTTTATTATACTACTTTATAACAAGAAACCCAATGTCATCCGCAGATTTTAGCAAAGTCAAAGTCATTGACGACGTTCTCGCCACTACGGACTCCGTAAAATACGCCGTCGTAAAAGGCGCCCAAAACATTACACCAGGCAAATACACTGCAATCTCCAACAGCAATAGCAGTGTCACTTGGAACATCCAGACGCCTTCTGAGGCGACAATTTTGTCAAGGCGCATCATGATTCGCAACACCATATCGCTCACCATTACTGGAACTCTCGCCGCCAATTCAGGCGACGCCCTTTTGGTCAACTATGGCTTGACTGAGGCACTTGGTCCTTACCCTTTCCAGTCACTTTGCAATACTATTCAAATGACCATCAACAACAACACTATTTCACAGAACATGAGGGATGTCATGTTCGCCCTTTTGCGCTTTGGTGACAGACGTGAGACCGAGCGCTACAACAACGCTTGCCCTGCTGGTTATGATTCTTACTGGAACTATGCTGATGCAGTCGGCTCCAACAACTCTCCTCTTGGTGCATGGAACGATTCTGCTATGGATGAGTCCTATCAGGGTCGTGGTGTAGCACGCATTCTCTCTATTACTGGAAACACCCCCAACAACACTGCCGCCGCCGTCTTGAAAACAATTGTTCTCACCTTTGAAACTATTGAGCCCCTTCTGCTTTCACCCCTAATCTTTAGCGACCCTAAATACAACAATTGTGGGTTCTTTGGAATTCAAGTGATGAATATAGTCGCCAACGTGGGCAGCACTAACAGAATCTTCCGAAGTGCGCAGCGTCTCATCAACGGCGCCGCAACGGGCTTGTCTGTCAATCTCACCTCTCCTCAGGCGTTTGATGCACCCCAGCTGTTCATCCAGTATTACACTCGCCAACCCTCCGATTTAGTCCCAGCTCGCAACGTGGTGCCTTTTGCGGAGTATCCCAGATATTTATCCTCTGGTCAACAGCCCATTCCAGCGGCTATTCCTCTCAACCCTCCTGTCGTGGGCACCACTTCATTGGCTCCTGGTGTGCTTGCAAGTTTTGCATCTCAGACCATCTCACTCAACAGCATTCCCGACCGCTTGATTATATTCGCCCGCAAAACTCTGGCTACTCAGACCGCTTATGATGCCGACGCTTTCTTCCCGATTAGTCGCATTTTGCTAAACTTTAACAACAAGGCGGGTCTTCTCAGTTCGGCGACTCAATGGGACCTTTGGCGCATGTCCGTTGAATCGGGCTCAAATGCAACTTGGGCTGAATTTTCGGGGTATACACAGAAATCTCAGGCGGCAAATGCTCAGCAATCCGCCGTTGCAGGTCTGCTCCAAATTCCAACAAGCGGCGCCCCTTTGGTCTTGTCTATGGGCAAGCACATTGAGCTCGATGACGTGTTTGCACCTGGCTCTATTGGTCAATTTCAGCTGCAGTTCCAAGTGGACATTAATAACTTCTCCGATGTCGCTTATGCCGCTGGTGAATGGGAGCTTGTTCTCATCACCCAAAACACAGGCGTTTTCGTTCTTGAACGTGGAACCAGTCAGACATATACGGCGATTTTGTCTCGTTCCGACGTTTTAGCCGCTTCTTCTCAGCCAGGTTACAAGGCGAGCGATGTCACCCGCATGGTTGGTGGACAGATGGAAGACGGCTACAAGGATTTGCAGGGTATGGGCTTGGCTGGTTCTGGCTTTGCTGGCTCTGGAAGTGCTGGCTCTGGAAACGCTGGCTCTGGAAACGCTGGTTCTGGAAACGCAGGTTCTGGAAACGCAGGTTCTGGAATGGCTGGCTCTGGAAGGTCAAGAATGTCAAAGCATCTTTGTTAAAACATTAAACATTCGCATTTAGGGAAATACGATGGAATTATAATATTATTTTATTCTATAATATTATAACAACCAATGACTTCATACGACAACGAGTATAATCGCTCATTGCGCAACAAGGTAATGGGGTTAGATGTCGCAAACATCGGCAATGACAGGATGCAAGCAGCAAAGACCCAATTGCATGGCGGCGCAGGCAAAAAACAGAAACGTAGAGACGCTTCTCTTCTTGATGATGTGGATTTTAGACAGGGCGGATTAAACGGACAAGGATTCTTTGACGACCTTCTAAGTGGGTTGAATAAGGGCGCACAAATTGCAAACACCAGCTTGGATTTATATGACAAGGTTGGAAAAACATTCGGAAAAAAGGGCATGGGGATGAGCGGCGGAGTTCGACGTGGCGCAGAATTGAGCGATGTCATGATGCCTCAAGGCGTAACTGGAAAAATGTTGGCTCGTGCACCCATCGCTAAAGGCAGCCGAAATGGTTCAGCTCTTTTAGCAGGTTCAGGACGGCTTCGTGGCGGTGAACGCATGACGGGCGACAATTACACTCCCAATTGGAGACAGATTGAGGCAGAACAAGCAAAGGATGGATTCATCGGTGCAGGGGATGATGACATGGAGGGTGCAGGATTCTTTGATGACTTGCTCGGGACTATCGGCAAAGTAGCTCAGGTTGCGGGTCCAGTCATGGATATTGCAGGAAAATTCGGTGCTGGTCAAAGCGGTGGAAAGAAATTAAGCAAACCGCAACAGAAGCGTCTCGCCCTTAGGATTGCTGAACTGCAAGGAAGACGGGGTGCAGGCGCAGGCACCTACGGCATGCCCGAACTTTTAGGCATGGAAGGAAGCGGACCCGTCTCTGATTTAGGTATACCAGGACTCTCGCAAATTGCAGGACTCTTTGGACTCGGCATGTCGGGCGGCGCTGCCGATGGTGCACAAGACCCCGCATTTAAAATCCCTGCCCCGCAAGCAACTTCTGCTGCTCTTGCATCCGCCTTTTTAGGTGGAAGACATCCATCCAAAGTCAGCAAGGAGGAGAAGAAAATGCTCTTTATGAAAGCTCTTGCTGATGCAAAAATGCACCATGAACTTGGTAATTTAATGCAGGCAAAGGGTAGAGGTCTCAGCGGAGGTGCACTGCCGTTGATGCAGGGACTCGGTCTCTCAGGTGGGGATTTTTTTTCAGACCTTTTGGGCACTATTGGAAATGTCGCTCAGGTTGCGGGTCCAATCATGAACATTGCTTCAAAATTCGGCGCAGGCGATGTTCGTGAAGTCGGTGGTGCCTACCAGCCAATGCAAGGTTCTGGACTCACAGACATGCCCCGATTGAATCAAACTCCCGTCCGTTACTCCTACGGCAAGATGGGAAACATTGCAGGAATGGCGAACGGCGCAGGAATGCCGTCGAAGAAGAAGCTGAAGGGCGGCTACTTGCAACCTCCTCCCACTCAAGTCGGTGTTTCCATGTCGGGAATGGGACAAGACAGCGATGAAGAGAGTGAAAGCGATGATGACCTGGAAGGTGGCGATGCTGTCGCAGGCATTGGCGCTGGTAAAGGGGGTTGGATAAATCACGTCAAGGCATACGCCAAAGCCCACAACTGCTCTTATAAGGATGCACTCAAACGTGCTGGCGCTTCTTATCGTGGAAAAGGCGTTTCAGGCGGTGACTTTCTCGGAGACGTGGGCAACGTGGCTGGAAAAATCGCACCATTTTTAGCGTTTCTGTAGTAAAATGATTTACTGAGACACTATTAAACCTGACTATTTTCGTTCATATTAATTTAGCGATGTTTATGTATTATTTTTTCTCGGACTAATACATAAACTAACATGCCCAAAGATAAACTACGTGCACTCTTGAATAAACAAGAGAGAAAGGTTCCTGATGTCGTTCGCCTCAAGGAAATGAACGAAGTTCGAAATTACAACCGCAACCAACAGCAAAAGGTTTTTGATTTTGAAAAACAGCAAGTGGAGAGAGAAAAGGAGAGCATTCAGCCAGCGTCCGCTAAAGACGTCGGCTCCGCTTTCAAGCTGCAAGTGTATATCCTGAAAATCAACCAAGTTCTGCAATTGAAACAGGAAACGTATCAGTCGCTCACAAATGCTTTAGTAAACCCCGACGGACAACCCGCAGATTTGGGACAGCGACTAACTGGTCCAGGCAAAGCAGAAGCAGCACTCGCCACTACATTCTTCAGCAAAGCTGAGTTGTTGGCTTCATTTAACGAAATGATGGCGTTCATTAAAACATTCATGCCCGACATGCTTACAAATGCTCGCCAACAGGAACAGGTTTACTCTGCATACTTGACCCCATTGACGAATCTAATAAAACAGGTTCAGGGATTGTATCCAAATTTCTTTGCTACTTTCAATGCTCAGGGTCGTGTTATTCCAAGAGAACGAACCAATAGTCGTAAAATTTTTGAACAAATTCGCACACAATGCATGGCTATGTATTCCCTTTTAGGCACTATGGCTGGATTCTTGGATGATGAGAACCTACGACCCATTACGTCAAGTGACGTGGCTGATTATGTCAAACAGAATGATGCCGCACGTATTTTCACTGCAAACCCGCTTGCCCCAGCTGGAGTTCCCGTGCAACGCCAGATTGATGCGCAACAACGTCAGATGGCTCAAGCACAGGAACTCGCTGCAGCACAGGCAGCAGAACGCCAAGCTCAAGGTCAAGCCCTTGCCGACCAAGTTGCTGCAAGAGCCCAAATGGGACAACAAACACAACAAGGTATACAAGACACCGCTGCCGCCCAAGCTTATGCTGGAAGCTATAATAACCGCCAGGATAAGCAGGCGCTTGCAAGAGGGTTTGCAAGTCAAGGGTTGCAGCCATCCATGCAGCCCCTTCCTGTTGCACAAGCCGTGCAAGTATTCCAGCAGCAACGCTCTGCACAGGGTGTAGTTGATAATCAGGTATTTGCTCCTTCTAATTTTGGGGCGGAACTTCCGTATGGGCAACGTAATCAAAAATTGAGGAATGCAATTCGGTTCATTGGTAATACGGACTATTCTGATACTGCAATAACTAATGCATTAGATGCTTACAAACAAGCTAATGCACGATATAATGTTCCAAGAGGTCAGCCAATTCGTTTTCGTGACCCAGCAGCACAAGCAGCAGCTGTGCAAGCCCTGCAACAACAGCAACAGCAACAGCAACAGCAACAGCAACAGCAAGGTGCACCTGCTCAGGCGGCACCAGCATACGCCACACAACCTGGAGGTGTTCTTACACAGCCATATTTGGATGCAATTTTAGCATACGAACAAGCAAATGTAGGACAGCAGCTGACCGCACAAGGTGCATTTGCGGCGCTTCCCCAAGCACTCCGAGACGAACAAATTCAGGCACATGGTGATGAAGCACTGGCTCTTCAGGATGGATTTATACCGATGCTGCAACAAGTGCAAATGCAACGTAACGCATACGCACAAGCCAATCAAGTTGACGCTAATACATTAATAGGTCAAGGTCTTCCCGAACTCAAGAAATTCGTGGACAAGAAGGGCATGTTCCCATCCAAGATGAACCCCAAGCATGTCGCCCATTTTATGAAAATCGGATTGCAGCCAGAAGTCATTTTCAAGCTCATGAAAAAGCACGGCATCAGGGATGGTGCACTTGCCGAAGAATTGGAAGGCAGCGGTATTTTTGATTCTCTCAAAGACATGGCGAGCAGTGCTTGGGGAAGCGTCAAAGACAGCGCAAGCGGTTGGGCAGACACCATCTCAAAAAATATGCCCGATATGAGCGATGTTCGCCGTGCCGTAGGCAAGATAGTCCCCGATTCGTTCCAGAAACACATGCCCGACGGACTCAAACAAACATTTGGAGACAAGGCAAAGAACTTCTTTGGATTCGGTGCAACGGAAGCGGGCGGTATTCCCAATCGCCATCGTGAGCCCTTTTCGGCGCCCAACTTGGACAAATACGGATACAAGCAAGGTGCCGCAGAACGCATGCGCATCATGCCCGTTGATATGGAAATACACGGCGGCGGTTTGCATCGTCTTAAAGGAGGCGACCAACTGCGTGATACTGATATTGAAGTTTTGCGCCGCCAAGACCACCACGACGTTGACGTTCCTGTTGCACATGAACAGCCAATGCACGGCTATGGTGTTGATGGCGATGAAGATGACGGAATGCAGGGCGGATTGAAGCAGCGTTTGATGGGAATGCCTCTTGCAATGTTTGCGCCAAGAGGCGGACGACACAAGGGATTCATGCCCATGTTCAGCGGTGGCGAACTTGACCCCTACGCCGATACATTTGAGGGCGGTGCTGAGGGCTTCTACGAAGAGGAAGAGAAACCACATGACCATGATGAAAACCCGACACCATTCCGTGTGCGAAATGAAAACCATGCCGTCAATACGGGCAGGTTGAAGAAAGTCACCTACAAGGAATAATGGATTAATAATAAGGTTTATTATATACATTTTTTTATAGCATTATATAATAAACTGCATTCATGGATATAACCCAAAAGCGACAAGTTGGTGAAGACCAACGCATTTTCGTGGACGCTGTCAGATGGGACCAAGCGACCCCAGTCGAACTTTTAGGAACAGGTTCGCAACAAGCTCAACTCTATCCCAGCGATATTGATTTATTCTCAGCGGTAAAAAGTGTAAATGTGAAGGACACAGCCGAAATGTATCGCCACATGCAATCCGTTTTTCGCCGTGCACAAGATGCAGGCGACATGTTTTTTATTGAACTCAAAATGCAAAACGTGGACGGCACAAAACAGAAATGGTTTGATACAGATTTTGATGAGGGCGAATTCGTATCCGCCGCAACCCTTGTCGATTTTCTCAAAGTGGATTATGTCATTTTTATTCGTGGTATTAATCTTTTTACAGAATTATCCAGTATTTATTCATTCTCTCCAATGCCCGCCGTTCGCACCCTTACTAAAAAAATCGGGTTTGACTTTGCACACTACTATAAGGAGGGCAAGGTATACAAGTCCCTCAAGCGCATGTATAGCATTTACAAGTTGCAGGGCAAGAAGGAGAAGCTGGTGAAATTATCCAAGCTCTTCAATTCAGGCACGGGATTCAAATATAGTTTGTCTTCCAACCTCAAAGCCATTGAGCTGCTTTTAGAGCACTACGACGACTATTCCATCCAGAATTTAGTTAAAGCCAATCTGAAGAATTTAGAAAATATAATCGGGGTGAAAATCCGCTCTTCACAGCAGATGACCAGCGTCATTCAAGCTCTGGACGCACAGATTGAAAAAGAGACGCAGGAATTCTTGCGGTCGGGCAACACGTCACTCGTGGATAAAACACGACTGAAAGGTGGTGACGGCATGGATACTTTTGTTAATAATTTGTCAAAGGGGTTTTTTAGAATGTTGGCGCCCGATGGGACAAAGCAGTATTACGATTAGCATTATTACATTCGGTTATAAGATTATTTAATGATTTTATTTTATACATATATATAAACTCATTTATCATGGCTACTCTGAATTTAGACAACAAGGGACGTCCCCTTGCACTTGTAGAAGGAGGCACCCTAAAAGGCAAAGTTGTATCCGTCGCTGACGAGAGCGAACGTGAAGACGTCAAGCGCAAATTCAAAAAGATTGATTTGCCCGTCGGCTCCAAATTCCAAATCGTCCCCAACACGAAAAAGGAGCGTGAAATCATTTACATTTGCGGTCCTTCAGGCAGTGGAAAGTCCACATTCACAAGCAACTATCTTGTGCAATACAAGAAAAAGTATCCAGAAAACCCGATTTATATTTTTAGTGCACTGAACGAGGACGAGGTGCTGGACAAGATTAAAGGAGTAAAGCGCATTAAAATAGGAAAGGAACTAATCAGCGACCCTTTGAAAGCTGATGATTTCCAAGATGCATGTTGTATTTTCGACGACATTGATGTTTTGAGTGATAAGAAAGTGAGAGAAGAAGTCCTGAAAATCGCCAATCAAGTCCTTGAAATTGGGCGCCATTTTAGGACAACTGCGATTTTTACAAATCATTTAGCGACAAACGGAAAAGATACACGCCGTGTTTTGAACGAGAGTCACCAATTGGTCTTTTTTCCAAGCAGCGGCTCTATGAAAGGAATTAATTACCTTTGCAAAGAATACATTGGTTTGGATGAAAAACAAATCCGCATGATTAAAAAAATGAAAACTCGCTGGTGTTGTTGTTTTCGCAATTATCCAATGGTATGCATGACGGAGCGAAGCATCTGGCTCCTAAATAGCATGGGCGAAGACGGCAGCGATGATTCAGACAGCGACAGCGACAAATCCGATTCCGATTAAGCGTCTTGATTAGGGTATGGATGTTCCACTATCGTTGACATCATTTCTTCTTGTTTTTTTCCCCAATTTTCCATCTGCTCATCAAAATGCGCCTGAGTTGCACCAGGTTTTATCGGGATATAATTGGGGTGCTTGTCCAAAAAGGTGGACTTGTTCAACTCTTCTAAAATTTCCTCATCCGTTTTGAAAATCACTTGAGTGCTTATTTTGTGATTTTCTTCAATTACTTCATCCCATAAGAGACGTTTGTAATGCCCCCTGACATTCAAATCATCATCAAAGTCACCCTCCTCAATCATCTCCAGCGCCTTGTAGTGCATAAAGTTGGGGCTGTATTCGTTAATCAAATCCAGAATCACAAGTTCGACGTGTCCTTTGGATGCATTACTGAACAGCTCCTTAAAGGCGTCCACTTGTTGTTTAAATTCGGCATAATCCATTGCTTTCGGTTTGGGCATTTTTCCTAAATGTTTATACACTATTACTATATTATATTTTAAACGTTTTAACGATAAAAATATAAATTGAAAATTTGAAAACTATATTCAAAATCTGCAGAGTCCGACCACCGACCATGTTCACTGCAACCGCTAAAAATAATCGCAGAATCAAGAAACCAACCAGAGAACACAAGAAAATATGGGTAGATGTCAGGAGAGAATTGTGGATTGCAGTTTATAATATAAAAAAAAACAAATGGAAAAACGGAGATGACGCCGTCTACGATTTTGAATGGTTCTATGAACAAGTGGAGAGAGGGAGGTTGCGGAGCAGCGGAGCTGGAGATGCCCAAAATAAATAAATAAAGGAGGGGGTTTTGTGCACAATTCCGTTTCCTCCACACACAATGTGTGCGATGATTCCCCCCGTTTTGCGCACAATCCCCGAATTTCACAAAAGAGCTCCACTGCTCCGCCCTCCCCCTGTTATGCTGAGACACCGATTACATGAGTTCCGCCCCGTCAATATCCACTATCACAGAACCACCATCGCCTGACTGGTCATGCTCAGCATTATTTTTTTTTAATACAATGTTTTCCGCTACATGACTCGCATTTGGCGTCTGCACGTGCGACACTATTTCTGTTTCGCCATTATTCGCACCATCAAACGAAATCCGCCGATTTGCTACGACATCCACCACACCATTTATCATCACAGGACTGAGTCCGTTGGTAATGTTCGCCGTATGGGTCGCAAAATGCCCCGTATTATCTTCATATCTTTTACGGAATTTCTGTATTATATCATCGTCAATTAGGGGTGCAATGTCGGCAAGGTTCTTCATGTCTGTTTTAATGACTGCAAGCATGTCTTTTGGGTTCTGTCGTTGGTCACGTTTGAGCGCCAACTCCACTGCGATTCGCTTGTTGAACTGCGCATACTGCAGTGCACAGATGCGATGACACTCTGCTCTTTTAGGCAATGCAAAATAAGAATCAATGCTTTTGATAATTCCTACAAAAATGCTGCCTACGCCCAAAATTATATTCATTTTATCATATCCGATTTCGATTCCTGTTGCAAAGCCGATTGCTGAAGACAGGATAATTACTGGGACGTTGATGATGTTGGAATAGGTGTTGTATTTTTCATAGGATAAACGATGAAGCAGAGAGAGTGACTCACATTCTTCGGCATTCTCTTTTAAAAGGATTTCTAAATCCGTGTCGTAGTCAATATTATTTTCCTTCATTTATATATACACATGGATAAAAAACTCTATCTTCTTGTCGCAAAGATGCGAGCAAAGGAAGCAGGATATGACCCCAATTTGCTGACAATCGCTAATGACAAGGTGCACAAGTTGTCTTATGATGGTGTCCCTTTCGGGAACAAGGATTACAATGACTACATTCTTTATTCCTATATGGAAAGTCAGGGAAAAATTACAGCCAAAGAGGCAGACAATCGACGCCGACTCTATCTCAAAAGGGCAACCAACATTAAAGGGAACTGGCGAGCCAACCCTGTTTCAAAAAACAATCTTGCAATAAGGATTCTCTGGTAGGGAGGGGGGCGACCCCCGACCTTTTTCTCTGCGATATACTGAGACAACGGCATGCATTTGGGAATTGATACAGCTTGGTGTCTTATAACAAATTTTTAGAATTAGATAATATAATAGAAGTAATAAGTATGGAGAACGGAGCACGGAGCTATGGATTATACACTATATATACAGCCAGGAAGTTGTGCACAACGTGTGTGCGTAGGAAACGTAAGTGTGCACAAAACCCCGCCCTTTATTTATTTTTTTCGGGCATCTCCAGCTCCGCTGCTCCACATGCACGAAAAAACGAAAAAAAAAGCATTTCAAATTAAAAAAAACGATTTTTGATTTTTGATTTATCAGAAAAAAAATTGATTAACATTCGCCAGAAAATTGAACCAAATAAATATAAATTGAAAAGAGTATCAGTAAAACAATATAGAGACATCCCAAGAAGTCATATACTGAGACAATGCAACACGAACAACCGAATCAGGCGGCTGCTGCCGCACAACCCGAGAATCAGAAGGCGTTCGCCGACCTTCTGTATACGATGATGAATGTGATTGAGAATTTTCAAGAAGGAGAAACTGGAGAAGGTAATTATTTGATTGCAATGAATGCTTTGCGTGACTTACACAAATTCAAACAACAATTGGCGGTGGGCGGAGGTGCAGGGGCGGTGTATCATCATTATGTGGCGATGGCTCGTGCTCCCACAGCCCCACCCGTTCAAATGCGTGCTGCTCGCAAAAAATTGAGCGAAGATGAAAAAAGGGCAGCTGGATACGTGTGCTGCGGAAAATGTGGACGATTGTTCAGTGAGAATTCCAAGTTGAGACGCCATCAAGAAACGACTGAGATTTGTCGATTCATTACGAATGAGAAGCAAGTCGCTGTCGCCACCAAATCTGCTGTGCGTTCAAATGTGCCTTTGGGCTCTGAGGTCGGCGGCAGAAAGGCGAAAAAACTCACTTCGTTGTCATATGTCACCGCTCCCAATGACCACTGCTTGACCCGCAAGCATGCGTTCTTTGGTGCGTTTGTGCATTCGTTGCTTCTCTTCATGGAAGGCAAAAAGGAAGTTGTGTCGGACATCAAGGCGAAGAATCTTACAGAGACGATAAAAGCTTACATTGCTGAAACGGCGGGCATCACCGACCCTGCTCTTTGTCAAGCCATCCGCAAAGCCGTCAACAAAAAAAACTACTATGATGCGTATCGTCATTCCATTACGGATGTTGGTGGAGCGCTTTCAACATCTCTGCTGACTGGTGAGGCAATCCTGGAGTTCGAAGAGGAATTGCACGGCGACGGCTCCTACATCACCATCCAAACCCGTCGAATCCTTTGCCCCCAGAGCATCAGCTCCCCCACCCCATCTACAATTTGGGAACAAAACATGTTAGAAGACGAAGAAGCACATGGCGGTATTCACACACCCAGCAACTTTGGGTGCAGCCCCACAGGCAGCCCCGCACTTGAACCCGAAGACGAAGAAGAGATTTTCCCATGCAGCAAATGTCACCTGATTGAATGCTGCTGCGAAGCGGACCAACAGCAAGTAATTGAAGATGACAAGGCGGCAACACGTGCTGGATTTGTGGAAGTTGACGGAAGATGGAGGAACCCACACATTACCAGAGAAACCAGTATGATGATTCGTCAAGCTCTCTTCGCCGATTACGATTCGGATTAAACTGGGGGTGATGTTCTGTGCACCCGACCCGTTTGGGCGAAATAGTGTCTGAGGGAATGGGAATGTTACAAGTTGCAAAATGAAAAATAAAATAAAAATGAAAATCAAAAGAAAAGTTTTTTCTTTTGTTTTATTTAGGAATCTACATTTTTACATTCTTTAGGAGATTTTTTCGTTGAATTAAAATAAAAATTGAAAGTTTTTTTCTTAACGTAGATTATAGACATGTCCACAATGCAAGCTCCATTAAACCTCCACCAGAAAATTGATTCTGTAAAAGAACTTAAATATAGCTCAGCAGTAATTGTATCAGCAAAACAAATGCAACCCGCCCCAGAAAACGACACAGGCGCCGCCGCCGCCGAAGTTCTTGCACCGAAGTGTGCTTATGCGATTCAACGTGAGAAAACATGGTTGGATGGCTTGACCTATTATGAATATGTAGAAGAACCACTGAGGTTCAAGGCGATGAAACTCCTGCCCCAAGAAACAATTGAAACCCGTCAAAAAGAACATTTAGAAAATTTGAAGAAAAATGGTGCAAAGAAAGGCGGATACGCAAGCATCCGTGAACAAAATGAAAATTATTATCGTAATACCAGAAAAGACACAAAATTGAAAGCATGCGCTTTGAACAGAGCGAAACATGGCTGGGGGCGATTGATTGGTGACGATTGCATAACGTTTCGGTCATTGGAACGCTTTTCAAGAAACACAATCTTGGCGGACAACCACATGGACTTTGACCTTGAAAATTGTCAGGGGAAGATAATCTTGAACGCCGCAAACGATGAAAACGACAAATGCAAGGCGTTGCAGCACTTTTGCGACAACCGAAAGGCGATTCTGGCGGAAGGAGTTGAGAAATACGGGAAAACCCGTGAACAAGTGAAGAAAGCGTGGACGAAATTGTTGAATGGTGGAAGAATCGAATCATGGTATGAGGATGAAATTCTTACACACAAAGTCCGCAGAGAAGTCCTGGCGATTCGGGCAAAAATCAAACAAGCCAATCCCGAGCTTTACGAAAGCATGAGACAAAAGATGCAGAAGGACCCCAAGAAAATGTTGGAATTCATGGGCGAGGATGAGGAAAAATTCACTGATGCGTGCTTGCGGTCCATGATGTCTGTTTGGTTTCAGCATTATGAAGTGAAGATTGTGGCGAAAGTGCTTGAATGGTGCAAAAAGGAAGGACTGCTTACGAAAGTAGGTGATGCCTACAAGGACAAGGCGATTTTCGGCTACATTTACGATGGTTTTGTCTTGCTCAGGGAAAATGTGGAGAAGTGGTGCAAGGCGCACAATTGCAACTTGGATGAGCTGTTGAGTGAATTTGGACAGATTACAATGAACGAAACAGGGTTTGACATGGTGTGGACAAATAAGGATTTTGACGACCAGTATGACATTCAAGAGCAGATGATTTCTGTGATGGCTGCTCCCGTCTTGTGTGAATCTAAGAAGTTGACGGGCGACATGTGTTTTGCAACAATGGCGGAAGAATTTGAAAAGACGAATTGCTTCATCGCAGATTGTCAAACGTATCTTGAAGTGAAGAACGGGAAAATCATTGCACGAAAACAAGCGGTCTTGAGGGAACGATTCGGGAATCTGTGGTGTGGCTATGACGAAAAAGGCAACAAAATCAACTTCATTGACACTTGGATGAAGAACAATGACGAAAGGCGTGAGTATGACAGCATGAACATTTATCCCAATCCCAACAAATGCCCGCCGAATGAATTCAACATTTGGGTTCCCTTTGAGATGGAGCGGGTTGAAGAGTTCGTGTGGAGACAGGACATTTTGGACAGGTTTATTTACTTCATGAAATACGTGATTTGTGGACACAAAGAACACCACACCAAGTTTCCCCAATATGAATACATGATGGATTGGTGCGCGCACATGGTTCAGAAACCCGAACAAAAGCCAGGCAAGTGTCCTGTGCTGGTGTCATTGCAGGGGTCTGGAAAAGGAACGTTTGAAGCCATCGTTGCAAGAATGCTGGGTTTCAACCGAGTGTTCAACACGTCCACTCCAGAGAAGAGCATTTGGGGCGATTTCAACGGCGAGATGAAGGATGCAATGCTTGTGATTTTGGATGAAGCTGAGAAGAAAATCACAACTGCGGCGGCAGGAATCTTCAAGAATATGATTACACAGCCAACATTGAGAGTCAATGAAAAACACATTGCAGCCATCATTCTTGTATCAGGGCATCGGTTCATTGTGACAACCAACAACATGGATGGTGGAATAATGGTGCAAGACGGCGACCGCCGATTCTTTGTGTTGCGGATGAGCGACCACAAGAAAGGCGACCTTGCTTACTGGAAAGAGTGGAGGAGGTTGCTTGATGATTACACCGACAATTCTGCATGGAAAACAATTTATGACTGGCTGATGGCTCGGGAAATTGGCGATTTTATGGAAACAGAAACACCCAAGACGGAGTTCCAAAAGAATCTTGAAACAAGCAACAAGGAGCCGATTGATTCTTGGATGGAGGATATGGTGTTTCAATGGCGGAGAATGCCTGAACCTTTGCGATTGGAGCCCAGAAACAGAGAGAAGAAAATGTCTGGTGCAGAAGTGATGGCTTCGTATTCCACGTTTTGCAAGTCCAATGAGTTCGATTTTGCAAGCTACAAGACGAATGCAAACGGATTGAGTTCACGCCTGAACAATCACCCCATCTCACAGCACGGAGGTGAAGCGGGCAAAGGATGGAAGGCGACGGAAGTGTTGCGTGGCGCTGGAAACAACTTTAGAGTGTTTCGTCTTATTGAAATGTGGAACTACTACACGGAAAAGAATATATTCAATGATGAGGCGTTTGAGCAACTTGAGAATGGCGGTGAACAATGCGAAGAAGAAGAATCCACAGAGCTGCCGCCCCCTGTTGTTCCCGTCATGGTTGCAAAACCGAAGATTGTCATCAAGAAACAAATCAAGGGGCAGGGAAAACTCAGGGTGATTCCATTGGGAGCGCAACCAGATACGGATAGTTCTGACGAATAAATGTAAGTAGACCCCCAGCGGTTTTAGGGGGATTTTTTTTTCTGTATCTACATTATATACAGAACAAAAACAATGGGAAAAGGAAGACGTGCACACCACAGATTAGACGAACCCCGCAGGGAACCTTGTGGTATGCCTGCAGTTACGCCCAAACGGGACGAACACTCCACTATTCACCCAATGCAGAATACGCAAAATGTGTTGGTGGAAGAATTCGTAAGTAATAATGGGTGCAGAGTAGTTCGAATTGGATTGCCGCCACGCATTGTGATTGGTGAGGACCTGCCTGCCGATTACGACTTGGGCATTGAGATAATTGAGGTGAAACAAGAAGACGACCATTTATCGCAAAAACAAAAGGCGCAAAAACGTGGCTATTTAAATTGGTTGTTCTGGCGGTAAATAGTTTAAATAATAATATTATTACTATGTATAGTTTAGTAATAATGCCTACGACCCCTGTTGCTGTAAACACGACGCCCTTTGAATTGGCGCTTGCGAAAAAGTTCGAAGAGAAGGGACTGAGTCCCAACACCATTGTGCTCTACCTGAAGAACCTGAAAAAATTAAACGGCAACCAGCCGATGAACGATTTCAAATTCCTTTATCAGCCCAAAAAGGTGATGGAGACAATTAAAGATTATGCGGAAACCACGCAGCGCAATTTTGTCATTGCGGTTGTGAGTGCACTGAATTTGGCGGGCGGCGACTCTGCAAAACACAAGAAGCTTTACGGCGAGTATTACAACATGATGATGACGATGAACAAGGACATTAAGGAAGCTGGAGGCAAAAACAAGGAAGACCTGCCCTCTTGGGACAATGTTCTGGAACGCTACGATGCATTGAAAGCGAAAGTGGCGGATACAAAGGACTTTAGCAAAGATGCGGATTACATGAATCTGCTCAAATACACGATTCTTTCGCTCTATGTGCTGCAACCCCCCCGCCGCAATGGTGACTATCTGGAGATGAAGGTTGTTCCGTCGTATACGGAGGACTTGCCCGACTCCCAGAATTATTTAGCAACAAAAGGTGCAGAGTTCATTTTCAATAAATATAAAACCAGTAAAAAGTATGGTGAGTTCAAACAAAACATCGTCCCCGATTTGAAATCGGTCATAACCCTTTATCTGAAACACCATCCGCTTCTTTGGGAGGGGCGTAAACAAAAGAAGGAAGCAGTTCCATTTTTGGTGTTCAAAGACGGCGAACCTCTGCACCAACTCAACAGCATTACCCGTATAATAAACTCTGTGCTTGGGAAGGGCGTCGGCTCATCTGCCCTACGACACATATATTTGACTAAAAAATACGGAAACATGCACGAAGAGATGGCTGAAGATTCCGCCGCAATGGGTCACTCCGTTGGACAGCAAAAGGACTACATCCTCAAATAATAATATAACAAAAAGGTATAGAGCGATTTACTGATAATAGAGAAAGAATGGAGCAAACAGCAAACTCTGGAGCAGACGCAGTGGATAGTAATCCCGCCCAAACGGGCTTATTACCTGTATCCCATAACATCCGTGATGTTCGAAAGAAAGCAATTCGTGCAGCCGTCTACCGCTGGCGTGAAACTCACCCTGACAGCTATAAGGCAATGTGCCGCAAATCCTCCCACGCTTATTACGTGAAGCATCGTGAGGTAATTTCAGAGCGTCGTAGGAAGGAGCGAGAAGCCGAGCGCTATGTAGCTGAGCAAGCTAAATTGGCGACAAATTTATAAAATAAAATGTGTGCTTATTTTATAAATAAAAAATGGATTTCTTGGTTCAACAAGCACAACGCATTGCGCAAGAACGAGCCGAAATGGAGGCAAAAGGAGAGCAACCGCCACCCCTTCCCGACTTCCTTGACCCTGACAAAATGATGGACGATGCAACGGGCTGGGTTAAAGACCAATTCCTGACAAAAGAAGAGAAGGAAGCAAAATCAAAGAAAAAGCGTGATGAGATAGAAGAAAGAGAAAGAAAAGAAAGAGAAGCAGCGGGTCCGTCTTTAGCCGATATGTTTTCAGGGTTCAAATTTGGGTCAGGTCGTAGTCCCTTTTATCACATGCAGGGCGGCATGATTAACCCCTTTGACAAGGATGGAAAGCTGCTTCCACAATTCCAACGTGAACCGATGGAGGACGATGCTTTTTTTCAAAAACAACCCGACACGTTTGACTGGATTGAAAACGAGAGACGCACCACAAACCCGTTTTATCACTTGCAAGGGGCGGGACCGCTGGATGATTTTCTTGCTCAGGTAGGGCAACACCCAGCTACGACGGATTTGCTTAACAAAGGTGCTAATTATGTCGCAAAAAAATTAGCGGATAAAGCTTTTGATTATCTCTTGGGCGGCATTGCACACAACCCAAAAGGGCGCACAACTCGCAACAACAACCTGACAAAACAAAAACCACAAAAGAAAAAGTTCTGCGGATTTGAATCGAAAGTGTTTGAACATGAGGACTACGACCCCGCAAAAATGCATAAATTTCGGGCTGCGACATGTGGAGGGAAACCTCTACCAAAAGGCGGACGTCCAAGCGGTGCAAAAAACAAGGAGGGTTACGTTCGGTCGGGTGAGTTCACAGAGGGCGTGAAACGTTACGGACAAACCCGCCAATTTCGTGGACAGGGAAAGCAGCTGCAACAATTCCCCGATGACGATGAATTGGTGAGCAAGAAGGAGAATCCAATGGTGGACAAAATCATCCATGAACCGATGGATGACGGCGACATCAGGGCTTATTTTCCGAAAGCCAGAGTGCTTCGCTACGCTGATTTGGCTGACTACGACACCATTGAAGAGCTGCTGCCCGCTGAAAAATCACATGTGTTTCTTCTCTATCAGCACCGCCCAAACGACGGACATTTCGTTTGCGTCATGCGTTATGCAAAAACAATTGAGTTCTTCTGCTCCTACGGCTCAAAAATTGATGCACCACTCAAGTGGACTTCTTTGCCCGAAAGGGTGGCGCTGGGAGAAGGCAAACCTTATCTGTCAATGCTGTTGAGGAAGGCGGCGTCAAAATTCAAGGCGATTCACAACCCTGTTGCATTCCAGAGCAAAAGAGAGGGAGTGGCGACTTGTGGTGCCTACTGCGTGGTGCGAATCAACCAGCTTGTCAATCACAATCAGGATTTGCATGAGTTCATTGACTACATGGAAGAAGTCAAAAAAGACACGGACCTCTCTTACGATGAGATTGTGGCGAATTACGTGCAAAAACGCTGAAAAAAAATGGAGGCGCCCCTGCCTCACTTATTCCGATTCTTCAACAAGTTCATTTTTTCTTGTTGACGAATTTTGCTTTTCTCTCTGCCTCAGCTTGTTCCTTTTTGATTCTGGCTTTTTCTTCAGCAATGCGTGCCTTCTCTTCTTTGGCTGCCTTTTCTGCTTCTTTGTTTTGCTTTTCACGTTCGGCGACGGCTGCGACACGTGCAGCGAAATCGATTTCTCTCACCTTGCGTTCTTCTTCTTCGTGGACTTTGCGCTCGGCGGCACGCCTGTCTTGGACTTCTTTGTCAACTCGGCGGCGCTCGGCTTGTTCTTCACGGCGTGCTGCTTCCTTCAATTCTTTTGCTGCATGCTTTTGTTTTCTCTTTAGGCGTTCGTGAGCTGTTTCAATTCTTCCCTTGTTGATGACATCAATGTGTGCGCACAGGTTTGGCTTCCTCGCCAACCAATCCAGCTTGGGTCCAAAGATGTCATCAATGAGAGAATTTTGCTCCTCTAAACTCTTGCCTTCTTCCTCTCCAACGTCCATGATTTCACGCATGCACTTGGTGGTGATTGTGAACCACGCTTCTTTTGGGTCCGTTTGGTCAATGTTGTATTCAATTGTGAATCCACACCATTTGGAGTCATTTTTCTCTTCTTCAAGCATGAATGGAACGTTCACGTAGAAGCGTGCAGGATACGTTTCGTTGCAGCCGCAGGTGCACACACGAATGTGGTCGGCAATCCATTTTCCGCCACTTTTGGTGAGTTTTGAGGCGGTTTTTGCTTGTTTGTGTGCTTCGTGCTTTTCGCTTATGAGCCAAGCAACAAATGTGCAGATGACACGTTTGACGTATTTGCCCGCAAAGTCAGAGTCACCGCACTGCATGTTGACAAGATTCCTTCCAAACGGACGATAGGCGACTGCCTCGTGCTTGGAGCCCAACATTCCACTCACCCATCGTTGAATTTCTTTGATTTTTTTCAGGCACTCACGTTCAAGTGGACAATCCTCCTCCGCCGCCTTCCTCGCCTGATAAGGACAATCGGGGCGACACTCTTCGCTTTCAGGGACACCGCATTCACAAACGTTCTCATCATCCGAATCATCGCTGTGCAGATACATCAGTTGCTCAAGGACTTCTTCGAACTTTGTCATCAACCCTGACTTGCAGGATTTAGTCAGGAGGTCCATTCTGTAGAGCTTTTCTTTGTAGTAGTCATGTTTCAAAAGTTCCACCATGACTGCGTCAAACATTCCCATCCTTTCCGACTTCTCGTTGTCCATTTTGTTTTTTTCTTCTTGTTTGCTTTTCATTTCATTTTTTTCTTCAATTTTTTGTTTGGCGAAATTCATGGCTGCTTGCATCGTTGCGTTCGGAAACTGCCTCTTTTTTTCCTCAAATTCGGCTCTGTGCTCGCTCTCAAGTGCTTCAAGGATGCCCTTGATGTCTTCAGCGAGTTTGGGGTCGGAATCAATGAGTTGTTTGGTGGCTGCTGACATTTTGATTTCTTGTTTGTAATTCGTGGTTGCTTGCATCGTAATCGTTGCTGTGTTCGGAAACTGCCTCCTTTTTAGTCCAGACGAAAACAATTCAATTTTTATTTTTTTCAGTGAAAAATCGGATGACATTTGAAGAAAAGTTGACTGAACGTGAAATGATTTTGAAATGATTTTGTTTTTGTTTTTGTTTTTTCAAAAAAAATGAGGCGCCCCTGCCTCTTTGAATTCTTTTTCCGATTTTAGATTTCCATGACAAACCTGCGGATTTCGTCTCTGTTCTCCACGCTCTTGAAGAAGTAGGTGTAGCCCGACACAGCAAACCCGAACTCCATCAGGGCAACCTTGTCAATGGGTGCCTCCTCCAGATTCGTTGGCTGGACAACGAGAAGGTTCCACATTCTTCCACACTTGTCTTCACGTGCAACGCAGTTGCCTTCAAGGATTTCAATCTTGCCCTGACGCTTGAGGTCTCTCCACATCTTCGCCTGCTCTCCCATTTGTTGCTTGGAACACCACATGAGCTGACCTGACGCAGCGTGGTAGGAAATTGCGACTTCGGATTTTTGGCGGTCCTTTGAGTGTTTTTTCCACATGCTGTGAATGGCGTCACCATGCACGATTTCCACTTTGACGTTTCCGCTCTCTTGTCTCTTCTGTTGATTCTGCTTTGCTCCAGGCATTCTGATTTTCGCTTGTGTTCCAATTAAGGTGATTAACTGCCTTCAATTTTCTGGCGGCGAAAACAAATCAATTTTTTTTTTATTCAGTGAAAAATGAATTCACATCGGATGAAAAGTTCGGTCCGTGAAAAAAATTGATTCAAAAAAAATTGAAGCTCCCCTGCTTCTGTGAACGAACTTCACGTTCACGCCATCACCTCCATCGCTTTTGAAATCATCTCATCGACAATTGATGAGATGAATTGTTTTTCGGGAAGCGTGAAATGGGTCAATTCTCTTGGAACGTAAGCGTCCCTGTCTTCATCGTAGCACCACTCCTTGTCGCAGTCGTCGCAAATCACGTCTTCCAACAGGTCGCCGTTTTCGTCCCACATTCCGTTGTCGCTCTTGCATCCGCAAAGTCCACACTGCGCTTCTTCAATGGTTCCAAAGTCCAGGTTGTCCCAATCGTGCTTCTCATCATCCTGCTCTTCGGCGGCAGGAATCAGGTGTTTCCAGTTGCTCACATGAAGCAGGTCGACGGCGGGGATTGTTGTTGTCATTGTTGATTATCCAATTGTGTCCCAAAAGGGCGAATTGAAACTGCTTTCAATTTTTTTTTTAATTCAAAACAAAAAACAAAAAACAAAAAACAAAAAACAAAAACAAAAACAAAAAACAAAAACAAATGATTTTTGATTTTTCCCGTTTGGGCGAAATTTCATCGGATGTCATCTCAAAAAACACTGAAAAAAAAAAAAATTGAATTCTCTTTTTCTTGTCTCTCAATCTGTCAGTGTTTCCTTCCCCAGAAAATTGAAACGATTTGCGAGATGTCAAACGAACAACAGAGAATCAACAGAATGCAAGACCAAATTCAACAAGCCGACAACACCGAACGTGGACTCAAAATCCAAATCATCAAACATCGTGACCAGCGCAACTGCGCCATCAAACTCAACTCCATCTACAGCAGAGATTGCTGCGCTCTTGTGGTGGCTGGCGTTCTCAAAGAAGACCATGTGTGGACTCTTGTTGAAAACCAAGACATGTGGAAGGACTGCATGTCCGCCAGTGTCGGCGTGCTGACCACCATCGGCGACTACACAAACAAGAAAGGCGTGACGATGAAGGTGCACTACAGCGAGAACGGGCACTTCATCGAAAAATGCAAAAAAGGAGATGAGGAGCCCAAGAGCTACGAGGGACACTTCAAAATCACCAAAGACAGATTCCGCTTCGTGATGAACCCTGACGCCATCGCACTCACCCAATTGTTCGTTGGACGTGTTGAGGTTGTGCATGGAATGCCCAGCGAACCCATGTCGGCGGACTCTGACGATGAAGCTCCCTTGTCTGCCGTCGCCAAAAAAATCACCAAAAAACTCACGATTCGCATGAAAAAACAACCAAAGGCAGCCGCCGCCAAGAACATTGTCTTCTGCTGTGCTGATTGCAACAAACCGATTGTTGAAAACAGCGAAGACCATGACAACTGCTACACGGAGGATGGAGACACGTGGTGGTGCGAGGACTGCAGGGGCTCCCACGAAGAGTAAGTAACCAACAACAACAGGAGCAGGGGCGCTCCATTTTTTTTTGCAATGTTCAATTTCCGATTTTTGATTTATGCCTACGACCCCATGAATTTACGCCGCCAGAAAATTGAAATGAATTGCGGCGCCTAAATGGGATGCAGTTAATCAAGAAAAGAAATCAAAATGAACGCAACCAAAACATCCTACACGGCACCCGCACAAGAGGAACTTCTCGACATCATCAAACAACTTCGTGACTACATCGCCAACTCCGACATTGCGCCCGAAGACAGCGACCGCCTTTATCAAGAACATCTTTCACTTGCGGATTCGGCTTTGAGTCATTGCGCTGAATGCGGTGAGTGCACTCACGGCAGGAAGATTCGCTCTCTGTGGAACAACGTTCTGTGTGAAGAATGCGGAGAACACACCGACGACGAAGAGGAAGAGGAAGAGGAAGAGGAAGAGGAAGCCCACATCATCTTCTGCTGTCATGCCTGCGAAAAACCGATTATTAAAAACAGCGAAGACCATGACAATTGCTGCACTGAGGATGGAGTCACGTGGTGGTGCATGTATTGCTGGAGCGAAAGGTGCTGCGAAGATTGCGAGCGAGTCAACTGCACTCAGTGTGACGACTGCGGTGGTTGCATCGGCACAATTTCGCACCCCTGCACTTGTGTTGAAGCGAACTAAGGTAAGAAACATGTTGTTGTTGTTGTGCACTAACACTTTTTCATTTTTTTTGCAGTTTTCATTATTGAATTAATAAAAAATTGAAGAACATTTTCGACAAACAGAAAATTGAACTCAGTTAATCCCAGTTAATCAGACACAGCAACAAATCAGAAATGGAACAACAAAGCAAAGTCGTCAGGAAATTCGTTTACGCCGTCCCAAAGAGTGAAGATGAAAAGAGGGCGGAGAGAGAAACCAAAGAGGTTGAAGAACTCAAGCAAGAATTGAAGAAGTTTCAAGATGCTTACGAAGAGCAATATCAATCAACCATGAAATTCATTCAAAAGGCACGGGATGCTTTAACGGAGGTAATCGCCGTCAAAAAAGAAAACGACACACTCAAGAAAAGAAACGAAGAATTGGAGAAGCGTGTGGTGAGGAAGACGCAAGTAATCAGGGAGCAGAAAGAATTGATTGACGGGCTTGATGAAGACCTGGCGGAAGCGCTCAAGAAGAACTAAGGTAAGTCAGGACGAACGCTGCTCGCATGTGCACTAACACTTTTTTTCCACACTGATATACTGAGACAGCGGGGCAACTTGTCCCAAATTTTCATCGCAAATGGGTAGGCAAAAACGGCTCGGAGGGTGTGTGTAATTACGGGCATTATACACTACGACCACATAAGAATTTGTCAAAATGGCGGCAAATTCTTTTTGCGCCGACCTCCTGCAAACACGGGATTTGCTAAAATGTGCTGCTTGTAGCCGTCATACATGTCCAGAAAGAACGGCTTGAATTTGTCAATCCACGACGTAGGACTCTGTCGAACTTCAGCAGGATGGTCCCACCGCCCCATGAGCTTGTATAGCGGGTCGCCGCTTGCATAAATGCGTTGATTCTTTTTAGCCAATTCTGCATCGGGAATGTCGCTTGTTTGAATCGCAGGATTGTAGCTAATGCCTGATTGAATCATGCCCTTTTTGATAAACTGGTCTAATAGCTCGCCACCAAGTGAATGTCCTACGCCATAATAGGTGTATTCATGTGGAGAGTAGACGTCTTGAAATTGCTTCAAATCGTTGTAGTCCTTTGCCCAGCGGTTTGTGCCTTCTAAACCATTCCATATGGTAGGCACCCACGCCTTGAAATCTGTAAAGTCGGCAGTGCCTCTAATGGCTACGACAAATACGTCTGCATCGTCGTCGGGTTTGTAAATGGTCAACGTCGGTGTTTTGAAGACAATGTTCCAACCAGGAACTGCAGAGTCACTATTGCCTACGTCGCTTTGTGGTGGTTTGTAAGACCCTTGAGCCATCTTGAATAAAATCGGCTTTGTCGGAATGTTTGAGTCATTGTAAGGATTTAATAAAAACGCCATTTACATTTAGAACACATTTTTTTTTTATAGGTTAATTGTATAAACATGTCAAGCTCAAGCATTATCGATTGGACAGGCAATGGAAAAATCTTCAATTCTTTGCTGCCGAATCCTTATCCTTATCCAGCACAGGCAAACGACCTTGCGCAAGTTTTAATAGCGGGACAAGATGCAGGCAATCAGGATATAACCAATTTGAATCAACTGGAAGTCACAAACATTGTTCAACAGGCGGCGATTGGTGGACATCT